AAATCAAGCAGATGTAGCTTATAGATTTTTACCATGTATGTGTTCTGGTTTAGCATATTATTTATCAGTAAAAAGAGCACCAGAAAAAATACAAATATTAAAACAATTATATGAAGATGAATTATTAAGAGCTTTAAATGAAGATGGTCAAAGAGCTTCTGTTTATATTTCACCTCAAACATATTTTGGAGACGGAGTATAATGTCATTTGCAACAGGTAAAAGATCAAAAGCTATTTCTGATAGATCTGGAATGGCCTTTCCATATAAAGAGATGGTCAAAGAATGGAATGGATCATTAGTACATATATCTGAGTATGAACCAAAACATCCACAACTTGATCCACCATATCATAAAGCAGATGCTATAGCTTTAAAAAATCCAAGAGTAATGAAATTTCAACAACCAACTCAAGAATTTTCAAATGATCAAACTATTTCTGATTCTGGTGGTATACATGTTGGAGTTGCTAATTTATCATTACCAGGAGATTTTGCTTTTAAAACACAAGACTTTAATGTTACATCAAATGGAATTACAACAACAATACATAGTATGGTTCCAGAAGATCCATCACTACAAAATAGAAGAAGAGAACTTATATCAGTAATAGGTTCTGTAGAGGTTAGTATAACATAATGGCAGTAACTCATTCAAATTTTTTAACACAAGTAAGAAATTATACTGAAGTTAGCAGTAATGTTTTAACAGATGCTATTATTCAAGATTTTATTAGAAATGTTGAATTAGACGTTGCCGGTAGAGTAGATTATGATGACCTAAGAAAATATGCTACTTCAAATTTTACTGCTAATAATAGATATGTTTCTCTACCATCTGACGCTTTAGTAATTAGATCTGTTCAAGTTATAGATGGGTCTAATAATAGAACTTTTTTAGAAAAAAGAGATACTAGTTTTATTTCAGAATTTGCACCAAATGATTCAACAACTGGCACACCAAAGTATTATGCTAATTGGGAGGATAATACTCAAACAGGAAATATTATTTTAGTAGCTCCTACTCCTGGAACTGCTTCAACTGTGCAAGTAAATTATATTAAAGAGCCACCAAATTTTACTAGTACTAACACTACTTATCTTTCTCAACATCAAGAATCTATGCTATTACATGGAGTATTAGCTGAGGCTTTTAGATTTTTAAAAGGACCCGACAATCTATACAATCTATATCAAACAAAGTATACTGAGGAAGTACAGAATTTTGCCCTACAACAAATGGGCAGAAGAAGACGAGGGGAGTTTGAAGATGGTGTACCAAGAGTGGTTGTACCTTCTCCTTCTCCAAACCAATAATTTTTAAGGAGAATAATTATGGCAATAACAACAAACGCAATATGTGATACTTTTAAAAAAGAATTACTACAAGGAAAACACGACTTTGATACATCATCTGATACTTACAAATTAGCGATGTACACAAGTTCTGCAACTTTAGGAAAATCTACAGAAAACTATTCAACAAATCCTGGAGGTGGATCTAACACTGAAGTAACTTCATCAAATTACTCAGCTGGTGGAAAAGCTTTAGTTAACCAAGGTGTTAAAGTTTCATCAAGTGTAGCTATTACTGATTTTGCTGATCTAAGTTTTCAAAACGTAACTCTTACTGCAAGAGGTGCTTTAATCTACAACACAACAACTGACGGTGGTTCAAACACAACTGATGCAGTTGCTGTATTAGATTTTGGTGGTGATAAGACTGCAACTTCTGGAACATTTACTATTCAGTTCCCATCGTTTTGATCAATCAGATTCTTCAAACGCAACTCATCCTTTAAAATTTTCAATAACTTCTGATGGTACACACAACTCTGGATCAGAGTATACAACAGGTGTAACTTATGTTGGAACTCCTGGTCAAGCTGGAGCCTATACACAATTTGTTGTAACAGAAGTTGGTCCTCCATCAACAATGTATTACTATTGCTCAAACCACTCAGGAATGGGAGGTGCTGCAACTTTAACCTCAAATTCTTGGGGTGGTTTATCTTGGGGCAACAGCACTTGGGGTGATCAAGGTCACATCGATTTTTCAGCTACAGGACAATCTTTAACTTCAAGTATTGGAACTCTACAATCAGTATCAGGAAACGCTATTGTTCAACCAAGTGGACAACAACTAACTTCTTCCATAGGTAGTGCAGTAGGAGGTAGTTCAG